GTCAAGAAGTCAGTAAAGAATGTACTGGAATCACTTGGTGCGTACTACGTCATGCCCGTCACAAGCGGGTTTGGTCGGTCAGGCGCACCTGACTTTCTAGTATGTCTTAAAGGAAGATTTATTGGTATTGAGTGTAAGTCAGGTGGGAAACTACCTACTGCACTCCAACTGGATAACCTTGAACGCATCGAATCATGCGGGGGTTTAGCCTTAGTTATCAATGAAGATAATGTAGTCCACTTAGTTCATTACTTAAAAGGAGCAGTAAATGCGTAAAGCAAAATATGATGAGAAGATCATCAAGATGTTGGAGAAGTCTGGTGGCATGAAAGCCTCAACGGTTGCATTGCAACTAGGGGTTCGTCCGACTACGATTTATAAAGTTCTAACACGTATGTTGGAACAAGGTCGCATCCACAAAGACGGGCAGTTGTTCGCACTGGCTGGTGCTGTAGAGGATGTGTCTGATCTTGTTGATCCTGATGCGCCTGATGCGCCTGATGCGAAAGTTCTAGTACAAGCAGAACTTGACTCAGTTGTTCGAGAAATTAGTGACTTAGAGCGCGAGCTACATGTCTTGCGTGAGATCCACAACCGTCTGTATTTCATCCTTGGACACGCTCGCTAAGATCGTTGTTAAATCCACAGGTCAGGTTGGCTACTTCGTTAAGGAATCACGAGCGGGTGAACTCTTAATCAGGGTTCCTCGCACGGACGGGTGGCCGTTCCCTGACTACATCACAGTCAAACGCAAGGATGTCAAGGCTTATCGCAAAGATAAAAGTAAAGATTTAGAGGACATACCCCTTGCACCTTTCTAGGAGTGTTATATGAGTTCTTCAGTTTTCGGTACAGATCCAAAATATCTTGTACGAACAGATGACCCTGATACAAGCCACGAAGCTGCTGAGAGCGTAGATACAACTAAGTTAGAAGCTCTAGTGTATGCCGCTGTGTATGCCCATCCTGAAGGTTGTATTCAGGATGAAGTTTTAGCTATGTATCCAGGCAAACCTTATTCATCTATTACTGCAAGATTCCGTGCTTTATTGGATAAAAAACTAATAGAGGATACAGGACTAAGAAAAAAAGGTAGGGCAGGTCGCAACCAGCGTATTGTAAAAATCAACAAACAACAAAGGCTAAGAGGTATTTAATGGAAGATATTAGTAAACATCTTATGCAAGCACACGCGGCACTTAAATCTGTGTACGAGTGTGTTAACGAGCGGCGTTATGAGCAAGCGCAACACTACGCAGAAGAAGCGTTGTTTCATTCGCGTTGCGCGGTATTGTGGTTAAAGGAGCGACTCGATGACCCCACAGCCCCTGACCGATAAACAACTCAAGGTACTCAAGTACGTTAAGAAGCGAGCGACCCCGTCAACCGTGAGAGAGATTGCGTTGCAAGTGAAGCTAGACAAGAACACTGTCTATTCATTGATGACCAGACTCACGCGGTTGGGGTGTGTTGAAAGTTTCTTAAAGAAAGATCCTGACAGGCCGTACATCACGGCAGAGCGACACTACAAATTTATATCGATGGAGCCACAAAAACAGGAGAAGTTATTCCAGAAGAAAGAAGATCAGATGTTTTGTAAGAAGTTTTCTAAGACGAGGATAACCATACCCGAACCCTTTTTCAGTGACCCATTCAACATGACAGGAGTAAGAGATGCAAATAAAGACAACAAGCGAAAGCACAAACGTGCTCGAAACGTTCAAAAGACAGTGGCGGCTTCTTAAACAACCTTATCCGTGGAAAGATCCTAAAGTGATAGCTGAACGTAAGCGTATTGCGGATCTGGACATGGAGCGCATCAAATTAAGATTTCAGGGGGAAGTGAAATGAGCATGATGAATCTAAACAAACCCGCAGAAACTGAAACGCAACCCATATTTGTTCTACACAATTTTCCCTTCTACCCGCACTACAGCGAGAAACATAAGTGGGTTGGGCCTGGGCATTGGTCGAAACGGGTTGAATACACCACGACTGAGTTAGCTGCACTAGGGGCACGTCTTACGACGATGCAATTATGGAAAAGATCATGGACGAATGAGGTGAAGGGATGGAAGATTTTATAATTTGGATTTGGGGCTTTGTGTTTGGCTTTGGCATTGGCGTACTCAGAGGCAGACGAAGCATTGTGCGTGAGGCGCAAGCACTTGTTAACGAAACAATTATGGAGGTAAAAAACTATGAACGATCCCGTAAACCATCCTAAGCATTACACCGAGCACCCTAGCGGTGTCGAGTGTATAGAGATTACCGAGCACATGAATTTCTGTGTAGGGAATGCTATTAAATATCTTTGGAGAGCTGGCCTGAAGGGTGAGCAAGTTGAAGACTTGCGTAAAGCACGTTGGTATATCGACCGTGAGATTGCACGGATACTAAACGGAGGGAAAGAATGAGTCCCGCACATAGGTTTGCCATGTTAGCCGCATGGCTTGAGGGTTACGCCGAGGGTTTGCCTGATTACTGTACTAGCGAGAAGTTCAAGATCAAAGAAGCCGCTGAGTTGTTAATGGAAGTGTACGAGCAGCGCATGAAGGAGAAAGACGAATGGAAACAACATGCGGGGGATCGAGCATGAATAATGGAGAAGAACACATGAGCACACAACCCGAAGCCTTGCGGCTGGCTGATGCTTTGGATGACGAGTCCACGCAAGGCAGAATCAGTAACTACAACGGGCGCAAAGCCGCCGTTGAACTGCGTCGATTGCATGAGGTCAATCAAGATCTGCTGAAGGCACTCAACACGATCCTCAACATATGCTTGATAGATAACGGGCACTGGGCCAAGACGATAGAACGCGAGGCTCATGAAGCCATCGCTAAAGCAACAGGGGAGAAAGCATGAGCAGAGAAGCTATTGAAGAAGCGATAGAGGTGCTGGAGGATGCAAGCGCAGAAATGTTGATGGAGACGGGCGAAGAAAACTATTACGGCGAAGCTATCGCCGTCCTGCGACAAGCACTGGAAGAAAAACGAGAGCCGGTGGCGTGGTTATCAGAGGGAGGCGATGTGTCTCGTAGTAAACGGTATATGGATGAAATGGGATTTAAATGCAACCCCCTCTACACCGCACCACCAAAGAAAGAATGGGTGGGGCTGACGCTAAATGAAGCAGAAGATTTCTACGAGAAATACACTGACAGAGCGGAGCTTATAAACGCTGTAGACAAGTTCCTTGAGGGGAAGAATCATGGATAGAGAAGACATCATCCGCATGGCGCGGGAGGCTGGGTTGGCTTACGGATCTGACGAAAAGCCATTAGGTTCTGTAACACGCTTCGCCGCTCTTGTCGCTGCTGCCGAGCGTGAGGCGTGTGCGAAGGTGTGTGATGTGCTTGCTGTACATCCTGAATATGCGTCAGACATTACAAAGGTGGCCGCGCAAGCAATCCGAGCAAGGGGTGAAAAATTAACCTAATAACATTAGACCTAGAAACTTTTTACAGCCAAGAAGTTTCACTGACCCGACTGACGACGGAGGAGTACGTCCGTCACCCTGAATTTGAAGTTATTGGAATCGGTATCAAGATCAACGATTCCCCCGCATACTGGATTTCAGGGTCGCGTGAGATGCTAAATAAACATCTTAGGTCATTGCCTTGGCGGGACTCCATGCTCCTGTGCCACAACACGATGTTTGATGGCTCTGTGCTCGCCTGGACATTACAAATCTCTCCGCAAAAATATCTTGACACACTGTGTATGGCTCGCGCCTTGCACGGTGTGGATGCGGGGGGCAGTCTCAAAGTCTTGGCCGAGCGGTATCAAATCGGGGTGAAGGGCGAAGAAGTTATCCATGCCAAGGGTAAGCGCAAGGCTGACTTCACCCCAGAGGAGCTTGCACGTTACGGCGAATATTGTATTAACGATGTCGAGCTGACTTACAAATTGTTTGGATGTATGGCCCCAAGGTTTCCTGAGTCTGAGCTTGACCTGATCAATCTCACGTTGCGTATGTTCATTCATCCTGTGTTTACTGTGGATGAAAACCTTTTACTAGAGAGGCTAGATGACGTGAGAGCTGAGAAGTCTGAACTTCTTAGCTCGCTCAAAGAGAAGCTGGGTTGTAATACCGAGGAAGAGGTAAGGAAAAAACTGGCATCAAATAAGCAGTTCGCCGAACTCTTAAAATCTTTTGGCGTAGAGCCGCCGATCAAAGAAAGCCCAACCACGGGCAAGCCTACGTTC